TATCAAAGTGGTTTGTAGACTTTTTAATTATTACAATCAATAAAAACACGAAAGCATAATAAAAACACGAAAGGTCAATTAAAACACAATAGATTTACTTTAGGCTTTGTTAGTTTGTAAATGATATGAGACCAATTTCATATTAGAAAAAAGAGGTGAAACCTAAATTTTTCTTAGCAGAAAATGTCAGAGGGATGCTATCAAATAGACACTCTGATGCTGTTAAAAACATATTAGAAATGTTTGATGAAGCAGGGTACCATGTTACATTAAATGTTGCTAACGCAAAAGATTATGGTGTTGCCCAAGAAAGAATTCGAGTATTCTATATAGGATTTAGAAAGGACCTGGATGTTGACTTTGTTTTCCCACAAGGATCAACTGAAAGAGATAACAAGTTAACCTTAAAAGATGTAATATATGATCTAAAAGATACAGCAGTACCTGCATTAGCGAGAAATAAGCATAATCCAAGTGCAATAAATAATAACGAATATTTTGTTGGTGCATTTTCTCCTATTTTCATGAGTAGAAATCGTGTAAAAGGATGGAATGAACAAGCATTTACTGTTCAAGCATCAGGTAGACAATGTCAATTACATCCACAAGCACCCAAGATGGAGAAAGTAGGTGTTGATAAATATCAGTTTGTACCTGGGTTTGAATCTCTTTATAGAAGAATGACAGTAAGAGAAGTTGCAAGAATTCAAGGATTCCCTGATGATTTTAAATTTATTTATAATGACATAGACACTGCTTATAAAATGATTGGAAATGCTGTTCCAGTAAATTTGGCTTATGAGATAGCTATTCAAATAAAAAAATACTTATAATAAAAATATGACCCATTCATGAACGAGTGGGTCATTTTTTTTATTCTTGGATGTATTCCATAATATCTTTAAAATCACAATTTAAAGCTTTACAAATTTTACATAAAACATCAGTTGTAACATTTTCTCCTTTAGTTAATTTAGCTATAGAAGAAGAACTGACACCTGTAAGTTCAATCAACTGCTTTTTGTTTATTCCTTTATCTATTAGTAGTTTCCATAACTTATTGTAACTGATCATAATAACCCTCCTAACTTTTTCTTACTCCTTTTAGTAATCCGTATCTTCCGTTTTCTTCATCTTGAGTAAATTCAATTATCTTAACATCAGGATTATAGTTCACATTTTCTGGAATGTCATTAGGAACAACATTCTCAATAATTATTATTTGATCATCACCTATATTATCAATTAGGTATTTGAAGAAACCACGTCTAACGTTTTGAGTTTCTTCAACTCCGTTAGGCATAGTTAAACCATGTAGTGGTGAGTCAATCATGTAATAATGTGGATTGTGTACAGCTACGCTGTTTATGTACTCTCTCATTGATAAAATTAAGAGTGAATTAAGCAATGAACGATACCCTTTTCCATGTGATTTCTTGTGTTCTCCATTAACAATGATGTCAAATGAAGACATATCGAACTCAGCGGAATTAATAGGTGAGAAGTTTACATTTTCTAGTAATCGTAAGTAGATGTTACTAATAGTTGTTTTGAAATCTTCTGCAAATAACTCTTTAGGTTTATATGGTTTGCGTTGATCGACCGTTGCATCTAGGTTGGATAAGTCAGTTTCAAGAGTATCAAGTAAAGAACTAATTACTTTTAACTCATTTGTTGATTCAATGTAAGTTTTGAACTGATTAATCTGATTGACAATTGATGTCTTTTTTGGATTAAGTTCATTTTTGAGTGTATTATCTATGCTATTTTTAGCTGATTGTAACTCTTCCAGTTCTTTTAAAAGAGAATTGATTTCTTGTTGTGTATCTTTGATTGTTTTCGATAGTTCTTCACTATTAACAATTATTTTTTTAACTTCAGCTTTAGATGCTTCTAAATATGAACCTTCTTGTCTTTTCTTAATTTCACCATCGCAGAATGGACAATGCGCTGGGGAGTTATGCTTATGGATAATTTTCTCTCCTTGAACTATAAAACCTAATCTTTCAATATCGGCTAAATACTGAGATTCAAGTACTTTATAACGCTCAAGAAGAACTTTCTTTTTACGAATTGAATCTTCTTGTCTAACAATTTTTATACCAGTTTCACGAAGATCTATAATCGCTTTATTGATTACTTCATTGATTTGATCAAGTTCTTGTTGAAGTTTATTAATTACATCCTCAATATTGCTTGAATCAATGTTTCCTTCGTTAAGTATTTTTTCAAGCTGATTTTTTTGATTAATTAGTTTTTCCTTATTGCTAATAATATATTTTTGTACAGCAGCTTTTTTGGCTGCTTTTGTTTTTTTATTTTCTTCAGCATCAAACTCAGAGAAATCCTGATCATAAAGTAAATATAGCAAACAAGATAAAAATGCAGTTGTTGCCTGTCCAGTTTCAGGAAGTAAAATCGGTTTTTCAATATCAGTATCATCCTCACAAACCATAAGAAGAGGTTTTAATGTTCTAATAGAGAATTTTTGCGTTTGACCATCTTCATTTTTTGGAACTTTGAGGTTTTTAGGTAATTCTAAGAATTCTGCAAAAAAATCATCTATAGTTTCACTTTTTCCTCCTGAAAGTTTATAGATTTTTTGATCATTTCCATTGGTCACAGCAATTTGTGATTCACCAATCTTTCGGGTAAGTGTTATGTCCTCTAACCCTTTTCTTAAGACTAAAGATATAGTATCGTAACCAATTGAAGAATCAAATGGTACTGTACTCTTAGATCCCAATAAATAGTAAATACATTTATAAATATAGGATTTCCCAGTGTCGGAAGGACCAGTAATGATGGTCAGTTTTTCTCCGAATTCAAGAGTAGAAGTTCCCTTTTCTCCTGTGATTATTAACTTACTAATGTGTATTCTATTCATACGTTACTCCCTTCCAACTGCTGATTTAGTAGCATAATTGACTAATTCAGTTTCTGACATATTAGATGTTTTGCGAATAACTGTTGAAAGAGATTGAACATACTTATTGAAGTAATCCCCCTCCATATTCTCACAAACACATATTCCATGATTATTTATTTGATATAAAAAACCATATTTATTTTTAAGAGGTATAACCATTCCATTAGTTACTAAAGTTTTTAATGCTTGTGTTATAAGTTTTCTTCTTGATGCGATTTCACTAAAACTATAAGAACTATCACCGTGAAGGTTGCTTTCAAGTAGATTATAGTTTTTTCCATATGTAGTAAATAAATCTAATGCTGTAATGGTATCTACAGAGTGAGATTTTTTAGATACATATAGAAGAGTTAATACACGAAGAGAAATTTCTAAATCGGTATTAAATATCTTCGTCATAGTCAACCACCCACTCAATCTTCCCATCATTTACGAGCATATGAACCAACCCTTGCTTTTCAGAAGGTCCGACTAAACCATTAGTACTACGTCCTAAATACGCCTTATTATAAGTAAAAAGTACAACATGTTCCATCGTTTTATCAACTCGTTCCGTTGCATCTTTATATGCTCTTAATACAACACTTCGAACACCCATATATGTTTCATTTTTTACGTTATTAAACTCCTCTTCACCATCAGTAAATATATCTCTAATTTGATGCAATAAACTTTCAGCACTAAAATAATATTCACGTTGGAATTTTAGATGTGTTTCATATCTTGGGTGCATTGATTTAAGGTCATCGATGGTAATAGAACCAAATTTTTCAACCTGTGAATAGACACGTAATAATGCAGTAATATATGGAAGTTCAAAATCTGAAAAATCATCTGGTGGTAATAATTCAGGTGGTAGGTTAACAGTCCTACCTCCTATTTTTATTCTTCCATCACCAATAAATTCAACATTTCTAACACTTGTAGATGGGTTGAGACTAACGATGTAATAAAGGATTTGATCGAGTATGTTAGTAATATCTTCACCAAAATTATCAAGTGATACAGTTAGTTTAAAATTTGCAAATTCATCAATCATCTTTTCACGAGCATCAGAGGTTACCGTATCACAATAATATTCAAATGAACTGATGTCAATGTTTGATCTAATAAATGTAGCTGCTTTCTTGGATAAAATTTCTGAACCATTAAAAATCTTTCGTAAGTAATCATCAGTTAAATCATCAAGTGGATTTTCTTCATCGGATGGCAAAATAAAGGCATTCAAATATGCTTTAACTCTATCACCAATTGTTACTTTTCCGGTGGATGATCCACTCTTCACTTTGTTTTGTAAATGTTGATCAAGTATTCCTAAAAACTCACTTAGTTTCACCAAATAATACCCCCCTTTTAATTCCGGAGTTGAAATACTACTCCGATTGGCTCCGTGTTAGAAAAACTTTTTTATATAAAATTATGTCGTAAATATGAGAATTGTGTATTTTTCAAATAAATTATATCACAAATAAATGATATTTACAATTTAAGCCGAAATTTATATTTGTGATTGCAAAACTCATATTTGAGATTGCGTGTTTGCCCAGTTCTAGAATGGGTGTTCGCAAAAACACGTAATCTCCTTAATAAAGCAGAACAGACTATTGCGAGGGATGTCTGCAAAATGAAATGGAAGTATACTCAACTACCATTCTTTTTGCGACGTCCTAATTTGCGTAAAAAAGAAGAGACTTCCATTTCAGAACATCAATCTGATTTGGAGGTTTTTTATATGAAGATTAAGTATGTTTTTGCAGATGGTACTGTTAGTGAAGTCGAAGTAGATGATGAATATGGTCGTTTACATTTAGAAGCTGAACGAAAGATCGAAAATGACAATCGTAGATGGAGATATCACGTTAAAGCATCTCTTGACAATTGCGATTATGAAGGTGAATGGTTCCAAGATCCAAATCCAACACCACACGAACAAATGTTGATAGATACCGAGTATGCAGAATCAGAAAAGAAAGTTCAAGAATTCAAGAAGACTTTAACTGATATTCAATTAAAAAGATTAGAAATGCTCGAACAAGGAATGACACAAAGAGAGATTGCTGATAGAGAAGATGTCAACTTGAATGCAGTTCAAAAGTCCATTGAGCAGATTAGAAAAAAATATAGAAGATTTTTTGACAAATAGGGTGGTCAAAAGGTGGTCGAAATCTCCATACAGTGAGGGACAAAGATATCCCCAGAAAGGAGATACAAGATGAAACACAAAATGAATATTAATGTTTCAAAGGAACAGGAATCAAATGGTGTTCTGACTTGTAAAAAGGTGAAGATGAAAAAAGGCTTATTTAAAAAGTTTTTTGGAGACTCACAAAAAGTAACAATCATTATTCCAGGAGATTCAGTAAGTGATGTCACAATTAGTGAAATCAAGGATAAGGATGAAGGTGAAAATGGTGGCAAGTAAATTACATTCAAGAACTCACTCGCCAAGTAAGTCATCACTATATTTTGTTTGCCCAGCAAGCACAAGGTTTATAGCAATGTTTCAAGAAGAACCAGGACCAGAAGCTATATATGGAACAGAAACACACACATTAGGTGAAACACTTCTAAGACAATCCCTTCGTAGATCTGATTTTGAAAACAATGAAATAAAATCAGCTGATGAAGTCATAAAAGATTTGACGCAATACGATGAGGAAATGCAAAGACTTGCTGAAGGATATGCTAACAAAGTGATGAGTTTGATTGAATCAGAACGAAAAAGAATCAGTGAAGATCCAATTGTATTTATTGAAGAAACCTTAAACATGGAATGGTTGGTTAAAGATATGATTGGAACTCTAGATTTAGGAATCATTGCTGATGATGTCATGACAGTAGTTGATTTAAAAACTGGTCGGTCAAGGGTTGATTCATGGGTTACAAAAGAAGAAGGTAAGAAAGAGCCAAACTCACAAATAGGGTTGTACGCATTAGGACTTTACCACAACATAGGGAAACTTTATCCAATTAAGAAGGTAAGACTAATCATTGTACAAGAAAGAATTAACCATATTTCTGAATATGAGCTATCTCTTGAAGAGTTGTTGGAATGGGAAAAAGATGTTGTAGTTCCAGCAATAGAAAAAACACTTGAACCAAATCCAATAGCAGTTCCAAATAAGGGATGTAAATGGTGTCCTGGAAAACATGTTTGTGTGGCAAGAAAGAACGCTAATCTTGAATTATTTGAGAAATCACCAAAAGAGGTTGATTTACTCACTGATGATGATATTGAGGAGTTGCTACCTAAGATGGATGAGCTCATCAAATTTGCTGAAGACATAAAGGCGTATGCATTGAAAAGATTACTTGATGGTCATAAATACAAAAAGCATAAATTAGTTTATTCAAGAGTAACACGCTCATTTACTGACAACGATAGTGTTGCAAAGATACTTGAAGATAACGGTTATGAGGCTTATAGCAAACCCAAATTACTAGGAATAACAGAGATTCAAAAACAACTAGGAAAGACAAAACTAAATGAACTTTTAGGTGAATACATCACCACAACGAAAGGTTCAATCACCATTGCTACATCTGATGATGAGCGTGAAGAAGTAAACATTGAAAGTTATAAGGAGGATAAATCTATATGAGTTTTGCATTTGAAATTATTAAGGGACAAGAAAATAGACCAATAAAACTAGGTATCTATGGAGCTGAGGGAATTGGTAAGACAAGCCTAGCCAATGAACTCCCTGATGCTTTAATCGTTGATACAGAAAACGGTAGTTCAAGAATCAATTGTAGAAGAATTAAATGTTCAAGTTGGGAAAATCTTATTGCCATTGTCAAAGCAGTTATTGATAATCCTTCAATCTGTAAAACGTTAGTTATTGACACATTAGATAAAGCTGAAAGTTTCTGTATTGATTATTTATGTCAAAAGTTTAGAAAAGCAAATATCGAAGATTGGGGTTACGGGCGTGGATATACCATCTTACAGGATGAAGTAAATCGTTTATTTGAACAATTAAACAAGGTAATCGATGCAGGTATTCATGTAGCAGTAATCGCACACGGTAAACCAAGAAAGTACGAATTACCGGAGGAAGCTGGAGCTTTCGATAGATGGGAGTTAAAACTCACTAGGCAAGTAGGACCTCTCTTCAAGGAATGGTGTGATATTTTACTTTTCTGTAATTACAAGACCTATGTGGTTACAACCGAAAACAATACTAAAAAAGCTCAAGGTGGAAAACGTGTAATGTACACCACTCATCATGCTTGTTGGGATGCTAAAAATAGATTCAATTTACCCGAGGAATTAGAACTTAGCTATAAACCTATTGCTCATCTATTCAGTGGTAGGGTAGATGTTCAAATAAAGGCAGAAGATGACTCTTCAAAAGATAAGTCAACCAATCATACAAAATTACAAAAGTTGATGGAAGAATCAAATGTTAGAGCAGACGATTTAGAACAAGTCGTTATTGAACGCGGTCATTATCCAGAAAATACAAAAATTGATGACTTTTCAGAAGATTTCATAAATCGATGGATATTCCCTAATTGGAAAAAAATCGTAGACACAATCAATAAGAATAAAGAAGGAGATAAATAATTATGGAAGAAAATAAAAACTATTTAATCGATTGGAATGATGAAATTTCAAATGAAGGTCAGGAGTTTGTCACTCTTGAAGAAGGAGATTACTTATTTAGAGTAATCAAGTTTGAACGTGGAAGATATTTAGGATCAGCTAAAATTCCGCCATGTAATAAAGCAATCATTACAGTTGAAGTTCCTACTGAAAAAGGCGTAGCAATCGCAAAAGTAGACCTTATCTTATATCGAACACTTGAATGGAAATTGTGTGCCTTCTTTAGATCTATCGGGCAAAAGAAGCATGGTGAAAAACTTGTCATGGATTGGAATAAGGTGCTAGGTGCTGTAGGCAAAGCTCACTTTAAACCCCGTACTTACACTAATCAAAATGGTGAAGAAAGAATCATAAACGATATTGAAAAGTTTATCGATTACGATGAAGAATTCTTCAAAGAACAAGGATTAGACAACCAAATTGAAATCTCAGATGATGATTTACCGTTCTAAGAGGTGGTTATATGTTAAGACCATATCAACAAGAATGCATTGATGCTATTAAGCATGAATGGTTTGAAGAAGAGCACTCTCGAACTTTGGGGGTGCTCCCTACCGCTTCTGGTAAAACAATCATCGCAGCTGGATTAATCCAAGACTTAATTGATTCATCTAAAAGAGTGCTATTTTTAGCACATCGTAATGAATTAATTAATCAAGCCTATGACAAAATTAAAAGTTTTACAGGTATTGAATGTGCAATTGAAAAAGCGGAAGAAACATCAATTGGAAAAGATAACAAAGTCGTTGTGGGGTCCATACAAACTCTTTGTCGAGAATCAAGACTTAGTAAATTTCCAAAAGACTATTTCGACATGATTATCGTTGACGAATGCCATCATATTTTAGCTGATTCATATATGACAATTCTCAATCATTTTAATGAAGCTAGAGTTCTTGGTATTACTGCAACACCTGATCGTGGCGATCAAAAGAATCTAGGACAATTTTTCGATTCAAAGGCATATGAATACACAATGGCACAAGGAATAAAAGATGGGTGGTTATCACCAATTAAAGCACAAATGATACCACTTCAACTTGATATTCATGATGTTTCAATTACACAAGGTGACTATAATGCAGGTCAAATTGGTAGTGCCCTTGAACCATATTTAAACCAAATAGCACTAGAAATGCTTAAGTACTGTAAGGATAGAAAAACTGTCGTGTTCTTACCACTTGTTAAAACTAGTCAAAAGTTCTGTGACTTGTTGAATCTTTATGGAATGAGAGCGGTAGAGGTCAATGGCAATAGCAAGGATAGAGACCAAATCCTAGCTGACTTTGAAGCTGGTGAGTATGACGTTCTATGTAACAGTATGTTACTTACAGAGGGATGGGATTGTCCATCAGTGGATTGCATTATTGTCCTTCGTCCTACAAAGGTAAGAAGTTTATATCAACAAATGGTCGGTCGTGGATTACGCATCGCTCCTGGAAAGAAAGACTTATTATTACTTG